GACAGGCAGGAGCGATTACTCATCAAGGGCCAGGCGGCAAAACTGCCGACCACGAGCCCGGATACATTAGCGCAAGCATGCTTTACCGCTCATCGCTCGTGGTTGCAGGAGGTGGGCTGACCATACAATATCGTTTGGCGACGATCGGCGGCAGCTCCTAACCAGTACAGGAGCTTTATGATGACCGCTCTCATTCCGTCCAAAATCCGCGCCCTTGCCCATCGCCGAATGGCGCTCGCAGCGCTGCACGCTAACTCTTCCCTATCCACACGCCTCAAGCGCTACAACCATCACATGCACCAGGTGCGCGTTCTGGAAACGCACGGCGGTGCCCTATGAGAAAGCCCTACGGTCTCACCGACGATGATATGAATGAACTGGAACGGGTACGCGATTCCCTTGCCTTGGTACGTGCGCTCGCGCACCACGCCAATGATCCCGGACTGTACAAGCCTCAGATGCTGGCAGCTTTCCTCGACGGTATATGCGGCGACCTGAACAGGGTTCTTCGCTCTGCTAACGACACCCAAAATCGTATCTGAAGACTGAAAGGAATCACTTGATGAACACTCAACTTATGCCCGTTCCGTTTCACGGTGACACCGTAGTGCTGGTTGGCAAAGACAACGAACCCTACGTCGCTATGCGTTCTATCGTCGAAAACATGGGGTTGGCCTGGCAGGTACAACACAGAAAGATCAACGAGCGGTTCGGTTCAGTTGTCACCGAAATGGTGACAACTGGTGCTGATGGCAAACAGTACGGAATGACTTGCCTCCCCCTCCGTAAGCTCGCCGCCTGGCTCTACTCGATCAGCCCAAACAAGGTGGCGCCCGAGCTTCGCGACAAAATCATTCAGTACCAGGAAGAGTGCGACGAGGTGCTCTGGAATTATTGGACTAAGGGCGCGGCCATTCGACCTAGTGGCGTCACCATCGCGCAACAAATCAGCCTGTCGAAACATCGCCTGTCGCTGCTGAAAGAACTGATGCGTAGCCGCAATCGACCGATGCGGGACATGCTCGGCATTGAGATCACACATCTATCTACCGCTATGGGTCTGCCCGTCCCGGATCTGGACGCCATCGGCAGCGTCGAGCCTCCACTGGCCGACATCGTCGCCGACTTCTGGGGCTCGCTCCTGCAGCTGGACTCGAAGGGGATCGTTTACAACCACTCCAAGGATCCGCAGCTGATCGGCTTGAATATGCCGCACCTGGGCGAGTTGTTCGCCACAAACGATATCCAGACCGTCATCAGCACCGAGGTCACAACCGCGCTGAAGCGCTGCACCGAGCCACAGTTCCTGGGAATGAAGGCCGTGGACAGCACCATTCGCAAAGCCACCACCAAGTGCTGGGTGTTCAAAAAACCGGCCCCACTCCAAGCACCATAGCGATAGGTGGCCCTTACCGCCTTAGTAAGCAGTTGGTAATCTGAGCCGAACACACTCGCCACACGTCTTATCCAACGGGTAAGGTCCTGCCTCAACGCAGGCGTGCAAAAGGCGAGTTTTTTATGCTTGGAGATTGACTATGATCACAAATCCCCTGAAGAAGTCCCCGCTTTTCGAACCGTGAAAGGCACGCAGCGGCTAAAAAATGGTCTACACCTTTAGCATTGAGTCGGGTCGCAATAGATCTGGAAATATCACTCCGCCATGGACTTTGTAATGGCGCATTGACCACAAATGACCACAAATGACCACAATCGTGTAATTTGAGCTATCATCCGCGCCGTCTAAGCGCAGTCGCACATCTAGCCAAAGGAGGGGGAATATGACTGACTCTATCCAAAATCTATATTCCGCCCTCAACGCACATGGCCTGAAGAAGCGGGACGTGAAAGCGATATTGCCCTCCTGGTGGGAAGATGAGATCGCAAAAACTCCTGCCGGCCTCCAGCAGGCCAAGCTGATTGTGGCTAAAGCACTGAATCTCAAAGTGCGCCCTTTGGTTGAAGATCCTCCACGCGTGGAGTTCGACCTTCCTGAGATGCGGCGCTTCAAGCTGGTAAAGGGCACCACAGAAGACGATGTACAGCTTGCGGTTGCCTTGGCTCGCAGTGCTAGCAAACTCGTTCTCTCCGCGTTTGACCGCGAATTTCAGCAACCTGGGTCTGCTGAAGAAGTTCGTGCTCAGATTTTGGCAACCGGTAAGCCGTGGGTGGACTTAGAAGGTCTGCTTGAATACTGCTGGCAAGTGGGCGTTCCCGTTATCCATCTGGCATCTGCGCTGATGAAGAAGAAGATGGATGGCATTGCCATGGCTACAAAAGGCAGGCCGACCATCGTTCTTTCTTCCCGCAAGGCGTGTGGCTTTCTGCTATTCCATCTGGCGCATGAGCTGGGGCATATAGCACTTGGTCATCTTGATCCCAACGGCGCGATCGTTGATACCAATATTCAGGACGATCCAGACAGCAAAGACGAAGCCGAGCAAGCAGCAGACGCCTATGCGATCAGACTACTCGCGGGCGAGCAGGCACGACTTACACTCACCCGTTTTATGCCAGCGCCCACGCTTGCCAGAATGGCTGAAGATTTCGGAAGGCAGCATGCAATTGATCCAACGCATGTACTGCTGAACAGCGCGCACAATGGGAATTTTTGGCCTCTATGCACCAAGACGCTGGGGATTCTTTCTGAAGGTAGAAAAGACAGCGATCTCATTACAAAGCACTTATTCGTTAATATCCAAAACGACCTCAAAGAAGACAGCCTTTTATTGTTAGGGACTTTAGTTGGTCAATAATGATTCTACTGTCTGACAATGATCTTGTTATCAAGTTGGCCCAATGCGATCTTATTGATGAAGCGTTGGATACCCTTGAATCTGCCAGAAGCGAATGTTTCGTTCTCAACACCATGAAGTACAGCCTTCGACTTAATGAGCCTGATAAGTCGATCGAGAAGTATGTAGGCAGCGCACAGGCGTACGACCGCATCAATGAGTTGCTTGAGAACTGCCAGGTGCTTACAGAAGCACCTATGGAGTTTGATCTGCTCGAGCACCTGAACGAGATTTCTGCCATTGATGCCGGTGAGCAGGCTCTTTTCCTTCATGCCAAGGATAATGACTCTAAGTCAATTGACTACCGCATTCTGACCGGAGACAAACGGGCATTGAGAGCGATCTGCAATTACGATCAGCTTGAGGCGTTTGCGTTCCTTCGAACAAAAATTGTCTGCCTTGAATCCTGCATGATGGACATGATTGACTTTGTCGGGTTCGACCATGTAAATCAGAAAGTCAGCGCTGCTAGACAACAAGTCGTAGAGGCAAAATACGATCAGGTTTTACGCGCAGCGTTCGGCGAGACCAGGAGTCAAGAACATTGCTTAGAATGCCTTCGCAACTATGCAAGTGATATCCGCTGGCTCCTCTCCTACTGATAGCCTTCTTCACGAAGGGCTCATCTCTTCTTCCTTTCTGAATCTCACTACTTCCTCCCCCAACCATTCGTTAATCTGCTGCAAACGTGCCTGTATCGGCTCGAGCTCGTTCATTGCCCAGATCTGCGCGGCCTCTTTGATCGAGCCGAAACCGCCTGCGTTTTGCGGCACGATGCCCATCAACTGAGGGGGGATGCGTAGCGCCGCGAGCATGTCGTCGCGGCTGATGTTCTTGATCGAGCCAAATTCGTCTTTTGCCGCGACCTCACTGACGGGGATTAACTGAATGCCGTCCTTCTTGCCGCCCGGGGCATACATGAACAGGTTCCGAAAATTTCCTGGTCCTTTGGCGGACTTCAGCGCGCTGCGCAACGCGGCAACGTCCGTCTCGTTCTGCGCGGTGTCGGTCATGTACATGATGAAACCCGCGTGGCTGCCGTTGTTGTAGTACTTGCGCCGGAATAAAGTCGCGGACTCGTTGAGTAGCGCGCTTTGCAGCGCTGGTAGCCACTCAGGAAGGCCGTAAATTTCCTGGTTAATGTCAGCCTCACGCTGGTGGTAAACGGTCCCTCGCTTGAATTCGTACTCGTCTCGCCAGCCGCGCACCTGGTAATAGGTTTCGAGGTCCACACCACGCCGCATGTACTTGCCCAGGGCGGGTTGCAGGCCGAGCGTGCTGCGCAGCATGTTTTCCCGCTTTTCCAGATAGCCGTTGCCGCACCAAAGGAAGTCCAGAGCAAATTGCTCGAAGGTCTGACGGGACAACAACTTGTGGGGGATGAAGGTGCGGGCCAGCATGTTGCGTTTGAAATTCAGGCCCGATTGCAGAAACACGCTCGCCCGGGAGGACTTGGCCAGCCCATCCAAAGACATCGGCGGTTCATACCATCGACCGTTCACCCAGCACTCCAGGTAGTCGAGAATCCCCCGTTCATCAAGCACTGGAGTAGGGTCTCCGAAGGTGAAGGCCTCCATCTTGCCGCCCGCTGCCGGCAGTAGCTCCCCCTCGATCGCGGGTTGGGCAGAAGCGGTCAACTGCTGGGTCCTGCTACGGCGCTTGCTCATCAATAAATCTCCATGAAACCGGTATTCGTTGAGGTTTGCCCCTCAAGCGGTTCGTTCTGTAATGCGTGGAAAAGCGCCCAGGCGAGATCCGCGTGTCCGGTCTCGTCGGTGCGGCCTGCCGTGTAGGTGAACTGCCGGCCGCTGGCCGTGATGGTTTTGCGAATCGCCATGAGCGACTGGGCCATGTCGATCCAGCCGGCGTCGAACTCCAGGCGTCCTTTGTGAATAACGTCGTAGGCCTTGAGTACCAGGCGCGTCTTGACCTCGGGGGAATAGCTGAAGGTCGTCACGTTTGGGAAAAATTGGCGCACCAGCTGGGCCACGCCAGAACCCATGCCAGTGATGTCGATTCCGATGTACGTCACCCAGTAGCGCATCGTGACCAAGCGAATCGCCTCGGCCTGCGCGGCGAAGTCCATACCGCGGAACTGGTGGCGCTCGAGCACGCGGAATTTGCCACCAGGAACAGCCGGCGGGGCCACGACCACCAAACCGGAGCTGTCACCGGTTTCAGCAGGATCGTAGCCAATCCACACCTGCCGATCGGCAAACGGCCGTGCGGCAAAGGGTTTGTAGTCCTCGGACCACTCGACCCAGCTGTCGACCATGCATGGCTGCAGGACGTTGAGCGGGAAGATGCTCGCCCCGTCGTCGACGAACTGGCACATCAACAGATTCGCGAAGGCGTCCGCGTTGTACTCGAGGCGTAGCTCTTCCAGGTCGAACAGGTCGCAACCCCGCTCCTCGGCATCCAGGATGGTGACGATCTGGCGCCAGATCCGGTCCTCGCAAAGTCGGCCCTGCTGCAGCGCGTCGTGCGACACGTCGAGTTTCAGCCGCTGGGCCACCGGCTTGCCCTTGTTGAAGCGCTCGCCGGTCCAGAACGTGTAGGCCTCATGCGCCATGCTCGATGGCGTGGAAAAGTAGGTGCGACGATATTGCTTCTGCATCGCCATGCCGCTGGCGACCTTGTTCAGCTCGTTGAACTTGAAGGTCCAGAAGAATTCGTCGAAGTAGAAATTACCGTGGTAACCCTGAGCGGTTCTGGCGTTGGTACCGAGGAAATGCAGTTCGGCGCCATTGGCCAGAATGATCGGGTCACCGGTGAGCTCGACGCCGCAAACCTCGCGGGCGAAGCCTTGAATGTAGGCCTTGAAGATGTGCGCCTGGTTCTTCGACGCGGACAGAAATATCTGATTGCGTCCGGTGACCAGGGCATCAATGAACGCCTCCCGGGCAAAGTAGTAGGTGGCGCCGATCTGCCGGCTTTTCAGAATTGCCCTGGTGCGCTGATTGCTCGCCCGGTACCAGTCCAACTGATAGCCGAAGCAACCGTACTTGAACGCTTCGGTCAGCTGCTCGATCTGCTCTTCGCTGAACTCGTTGCGAGCCGCTTTCTTCTTCGGCCCTTCGTTGCGTTTGGCCAGGTTTGGATTCAGGTCAGTGTCGGTGCCGCCGGCCTTATATCGCTCGATGCGGGCCTGCCGTTCCAGCTGGCGATGCAGTAGGTCAATTTCTTTGAAATCACCACCCGTCTTGCCGTCCTTGAGGATCAATTGCACCAGGCGTGCTTCCAGTGCCCCACCGATGCGCTCGACGTTATCGGCCCGGTCCCATTCATCACGCGTTTTCCACGCATGAACGGTCTTTTCCTTTTCATCCAGCATTTCTGCAATCGCGCAGATCCGCAGACCGGTCCAGTAGAGGAACTTGGCCTGACGGCGGTTATCGCGGATGGGAGTGGCTTTGGTTGTCGTCATGGCGGCGATGCTGACGCCTCGCGCGCGTGAAGGCGTAGCGATGTGCCATGTAGCGCATGGGCCTACAACTGACGCTGATTGCCCGCAATGACGCTACTGCCGACGATGTACCTCAACGCAACTGCACCCAGCAGCATCGCTTTGAGGATCCGCTCCATGAAGAAAAAGTTTCGCTCCAAATGGTTCCGAGTCGCAGTAGAAGGTGCGACCACCGATGGCCGTCAGATCGAGCGCCAGTGGCTGGTCGATGCTGCCGAAACTTACAACCCGAACACCTATGCCGCTCGCGTCTGGGTTGAGCACTACCGCAGCGTCCTGCCGGACAGCCCGTTCCGTGCTTACGGCGATGTGCTGGCCGCAAAGACTGAAGAAGTCGACGTCAACGGTGTGAAGAAGCTGGCCCTGTTCGTTCAGATCGAGCCGACCGACGACCTGATCGCCATGAACAAGGCGCGCCAGAAGCTGTACACCAGCATCGAGATCTCGCCGAAGTTTGCCGACACCGGCCGCGCTTACCTTGACGGGTTAGCTGTCACCGATTCGCCGGCAAGCCTGGGCACCGAGATGCTCACATTCAGCGCGCAAAACCCCGACGCCTCACCGCTGAAGGCACGCAAGAGCAAACCGGACAATTTGTTCTCGGAGCTCGTCGAAGCACAGCTGGAGTTTGATGAAGTCGTCGAAACCCCAAGCGTGATTGACGGCCTGTTCTCCCGCGTTTCCGATCTGCTCGGCCGTAGCAAGGCCAAGGCCAATAAGGACGAAGCTCAGTTTTCCGAATTGAACGAAGCCGTCGAGGCTCTGGCCGGTCACGCCGCCGATCAAGCCAAAGTCGTCGCCTCAGCCGATGAAGCGCTGAAATCCCTCACCGGCAAACACGAAAAGCTGACCACCGACTTCGCGGACTTGATCAAGCGCCTGGGCGAAACCCAGGACCACAGCCAGACCACCCGCCCAGCAATGCCTGGCGGCGACGGCGCCGTGCTGACTGCCTACTGATCACGCCGCCCCTTACAAGCTCCCCAGGAGAACACCATGCGTAACGAAACACGACTTGCCTTTAACGGCTTCACCAAACAGGTTGCCGCGATCAACTCCGTAGGTTCGGTGGCGGAGAAATTCACCGTCACCCCTTCTGTTCAGCAGAAGCTGGAAACCGCGATTCAGGAATCCAGTGCCTTCCTGAAAAAAATCAACGTGCTGGGCGTCGACGAGAAAGACGGCGAGGCAGTGATTCTCGGGGTCGGCTCGACCATTGCCGGCCGTACTGACACCAGCCAAGCCGCCCGAAACCCCCGCGGCGTGAGCTCGCTCAAGAACGACACTTACAGCTGCAAGAAAACCGACTTCGACACCGCGATCCCTTACGCGCTGTTGGATGCCTGGGCGAAATTTCCGGACTTCCAGGCTCGCCTGTCCGGCGCGATTGTCGAGCGTCAAGCGCTCGACCGCATCATGATCGGCTTCAACGGTACCAGCGTTGCGGCGACTACCGATCGGACCGCACATCCGTTGCTGGAAGACGTAAACGTAGGCTGGCTGGAGAAATACCGCACCAAAGCGCCAGAGCGTGTGCTGAGCAGCGGTAAGGTCGCCGGTAAAGTCACCATCGGCCCAACTGGCGACTACAAGACCCTCGACGGTCTGGTTTACGACGCCATCCAGCTGCTGGACCCATGGCACCGCAAACGTCCCGACTTGGTCGTCCTGGTCGATCGCAACCTGCTGCACGCGAAATTCCTAGCCAACATCGAAGGCGCCGCCGACAACGAAAACGAGTTGGCAGCTGCGCGAATTCTTGCCAACGGCACACTAGGCGGTCTGCCGATTGAAGACGCACCATTCTTCATCGACGGCGGCATCATGATCACCACGCTGAAGAACCTGTCGATCTACTTCCAGATCAGCAGCCGTCGTCGCATGACCAAGGACGAGCCGGAGCGCGATCGCATCGCCGACTATCAGTCGTCGAACGAGGACTACGTGATCGAAGACTTCGATCTCGGCGCCCTGGTCGAAAACATCGAAGAGGCCGCGTAAAAATGGGCCTCTCCCTCGCTCAACGTCACCGGCTGCAGGCGCTTGCCTCGCAGGAAGCTGCAGCCGCTTCGCCCTCCGTTTCGATGGCGGGCGGGACGGCCTACGAAATGCAGCTGGCCCAGCTGCTGCAGGATCGTCTGCGCCTGAAACAGATCCAGTCGAACGAAGGCAAAGCCGCGCTCAAGTTGCAGCTTTTACCGGCTTATGTGCCTTACGTCGACGGCGTTCTGGCAACGGGCAACGGTTCTCAGGACGAAGTGCTCACCACCATCATGATCTGGCGGATCGATGCTTCCGATTACAGCGGCGCGCTCGACATCGCGGCCTACGTGTTGCAGCACAGCCTATTGATGCCCGATCGCTTCGAACGGACCACCGGCTGCCTGGTCGCCGAAGAAGTCGCCGAAGCGGCGTTGAGCTCACAGAAAACCGGTGGTGGATTCGACCTGGCCACCTTGCACCGGACGATGGAGCTGACCGCAGAACAAGACATGCCGGATGAAGCCAGGGCCAAGCTGTACCTGGCTACAGGACGCGCCACCGTGGCCGGTCTGAATGCCGATAACCCGGGCCAACCCGGTCAGGTAATGGCTGGTATTGAACTGCTGAAACGCGCCATTGAGCTGAACAACAGCTGCGGCGGCAAGAAGGATCTGGAAGGCGCCGAACGCCTACTGAAAAAGATTGCTCCCCCACCAGGGAGCTGAACGAGCGTACCCCGCAACCCCGGCGGCCCGGGGCTGAACAGCAGGACTCTCTCCTTTCCTTGCTGTGACGCCCCGGCCACCGCCGACTTAGGGCTGAACCATGAGCGGATTTATTGCCACCGGCGGCACCGACGAACCCTTCGTTATCACCAACGATGGGTTCTGGCCTGACATTGATGTCGTACACCTGCGCGGATCCATCCGCCTGGATGGCAGCATCACTGACGCACGCATTGAAGTCGTGACCGTCAACGCGTTGATCCAGGTGAACGGCGAACTGGCCAAGGTGAAGTCGAACCATGTAGAGAACGGATACACCACCATCGCGGCAGTGCCGGCGTTTGAAATCAATGGCGAAAGCCACTTCATCCATCTTTACCGCCGTTCGATCTATTGCAGCGTCGGAGCGGAGCTCGCTGAGCGATATCGCAGCTACGACACCAGCGTCGACGGCAACAAGAACGCGGACGAACTGACGCCTTCGGTCGATGAGTACCGCCGCGACGCCCGCTTCGCCATTCGCGATCTTTTGGGCGTTGGCCATTCCACCGTGGAGCTCATCTGATGACGACCTCCGTGCATGCCGCTCAGGGCGACACCGTCGACGCCATTTGCTGGCGGATCTACGGACGTACCGCCGGCATCACTGAGGCGGTGCTCGAGGCAAACCCAGGGCTATCAGATTTCGGCACGATCATTCCGCACGGCACCCTGGTGGCGCTTCCGGATATCGCACCACAAGCCCCCGAGCTGCAAATGGTGAACCTATGGGATTGAGCCACCGAACAACACGCACAGACGCTTCATCACCTTCAACCTCGGACAGCGGAATCACGCGCATGCCTGACAAACCGGATACATGGGCCTGGTTAGCTGCCTGGCTCGAACTGAACTGGCCTGCCTTCTACGCTGGCGGGCTTGCTTGTGTGATCGCCGCTCTGCGGATCATCTACGGCGGCGGCACTTGGCGCCGGGTTTTGCTTGAGGCACCACTGTGCGGCGCCCTTGCCCTTTCGGCGAGCCACGGACTCTTTCTGCTGGGAATTCCCGCGACCACCGGACCGTTCTTCGGCGGTGTGATCGGACTGCTCGGCGTTGAGGGGACTCGCGCGCTGGCCAAGCAGTTCTTCAACCGTAAGGTGGATCAGCTATGAGTGTTTTGCGCCACGGCGATCGCGGGCAAGACGTCCGCACACTGCAACAGCGCCTCAACCTGCACGGCGCCGGACTGGACCCGGACGGCGATTTCGGTGATGCCACCGAGTTCGCGGTGCGTAATTACCAGCGCAAGGCTGGGCTGGTAATTGACGGTATTGCCGGCTCGAAAACCGCTCTGGCGCTGGCCGGCGTGGATTGTTCGAACCTGCTCCAGCACGAACGGTTGGTAAACGCGGCTGCGCGCCTTGGCGTTGAGCTCGCGGCAGTCATGGCGGTGAACGAAGTCGAAAGCGAAGGCAGCGGATTCCTGGACAACGGCAAGCCGAAGATTCTTTTCGAGCGACACATCATGTATCGCCAGCTCAGCACGCCGCGCGCACCTGGTGATGATCCAGAAGACTTGAAGGCCCACGCCGACCAATTGGCGGTGGTCCAGCCCAACCTGGTCAATCCGAAATCCGGGGGTTACTCCGGCGGAACAGCAGAGCATCAACGCCTGGCGAATGCCCGACTGATTGACGACCGTTGCGCGTTGGAGTCGGCCAGCTGGGGCGCCTTCCAGGTGATGGGTTACCACGCCGTGCGCCTCGGATACGCCAGCGTGACGGACTTTACCGATCGGATGGCCAGGAACGAGAACGAGCAATTCGAAGCCTTCGTGCGTTTTATCGAAGCTGACCCGGCGCTGCTCAAGGCGCTGAAGGGTAAAAAATGGGCGGCGTTCGCCAAGGCCTATAACGGCCCCAACTACGCTCGCAACCTGTACGACACCAAGCTGGAGCGCGCCTATCAGCGTCACGCTGCGGGCTGCCCCATACCGGAGGCCGCATGATTGACCAAGAACAAATCCACAAACTCAGCCCCGTCGATGGCGACGTCTTTCTCCTGCCGGCGGGCTCTCCCTTTGAACTGGCCCGGGCACTCGGTGAAGCGATAGCAGTCGCGAAACCGGGCGTAAAGGCTGTAGTCGTCTGCGGCGACGTGCGCAAACTCGATACGGCTGCGATGAATGCAGCCGGCTGGTACCGCGCGTGAGCACGCTGCGCCAGGCGCTGTACGGGTTCGCCCTGCTCGCCTCGATCACGCTGCTGATCTGGGCTCAGAGCCAACGGATTGAGGTCGCAGATCAAAAAACAGGCCGGGCACAAGATGCCGCTGATGCAGCGCTTGCTCGAGCGACGCGCAGTGAGCAGACGGCCGCTCAACTTCAGGCGTCGCTACAGGACGAACGGACCGCCCAGGCTGCATTGCGCAGCGTGCAAGACCAACTGCGCCAAGGGCTCGCCGCCCGGCAACGAACGATCGAGGACTTGAAACGTGAGAATGCCGAACTTCGCTTTTGGGCTGATCAGCCTCTCCCTGATGCTGCTCGCCGGATGCGCGAGCGCCCCGCCATCACCGGAGCCGCTGCTTATCGCGACTGGTTGTCCGGCCGTGGTGCCCTGCACCCTGTCGGCGACTAAACCGGACAAGAACGGCGCCCTGCTCAACGACCAGGACGTCACCGAGAACGATTGGGCCCAATGCGCTGCGCAGGTCGATATGGTTTACCAGCATCAGCAGGCCCAGGCAGGCCGACCATGAACAAACCAGAATCTCTACGCGCTCACCTGCTCGCCTCGGTACCGGAGTTAAAGAAAAACCCGGACCGCCTGATGGTGTTCATCGACAACGGCACCATGCGCAGCACCGCTGCCGTTGGGTTGTCGTTCGAATACAGCTACACGCTGAACCTGATCTTCACGGATTACGCTGGCCACCCCGACGCGATCGCCATTCCCTTGTTCGCCTGGATCCTGATCAATCAACGGGAGCTGATGGAAAACGTCGAACGCAGTAAAACAGCCGTCGCGTTCGAAGCCGATGTCTTGGACAACAGCAAGGTCGACCTATCGATCAAGTTGCCACTCACAGAGCGCGTGATCGTCAAACGTCAGGACGACGGCACGCTGCTCGTCAATCACCCACCAGAGCCTGTCGTCGATGATGAGTTGTTCTTCACGCCTGGACTTGAGCTCAGGACACCCAGCGGCGAGTTGGTTTCGCAGTGGGGTAAACCATGAGCAATGACCTGCAGGCGCTGGAAACATGGGTTTCAGTGTTGATTGCCAAACTGGACGAGGGAGAACGCCGCAAGCTGCTCAGCGTCGTCGCCCGGGATCTTCGTCGTAGCCAGTCGAAACGCATCACGACGCAGCGCAATCCTGATGGCTCAGCGTTCGCACCTCGCAAACCCAAGGACCTGCGTGGGAAAAAGGGCCGGATCAAGAGCAAAATGTTCACCAAGCTGAAATCTGCCCGTTACATGCGCGCCGAAAGCACCGCAAATGGCTTGTCCGTCGGCTTCGTGGGTCGCGTGAGCCGCATCGCCCGGGTTCACCAATTCGGCCTGAAAGATCGACCTGAGCGCGGCCAATCGGATGTGCAATACGAAACGCGGCAGCTGCTGGGATTCAGCGGCGACGAGTTGGAAAACATCCGAAATCTGCTCATCGATCACCTCACCAGCTGACCCTCTCCTGTACGCACTCGCGCTACAGCCCCCCGCCGATGCGGCTCGCACGCGCGACCTGCAACATCGGCGGCATGGACTCTCTTACTGAACTGACCCGACGCCTTGAAAACCTGATCCGAGCCGGCACCATCGCCGAGCTCGATCCGGAGAAACCTCGTTGCCGCGTGAAAACCGGTGGCCTGCTGACCGACTGGTTGCCGTTCTTCGCCCTTCGGGCTGGTGAGGACAGCGACTGGGATCCGCCCAGCGTGGACGAGCAGTGCCTGGTGCTCTCCCCTTCCGGCAATCCGGCTCACGGGTTTGTCATTTTCGGCGTGTACAGCGATCGCTTCCCTGCTCCTGACAACGTGCCAACCCGGCGCCGGCGCCGGTACCGCGACGGGGCACTAGTCGACTACGACACCGCGACTCACACGTTGACTGCCACGTTGCCCGAGGGAGGCAAGGTCGAGCTGATAGTACCCAGTGGTCTGAAAATCAAGGGCGATGTCGATATCGACGGCCTGGTTAACGTGACCAAGGACGTCGTCGCCGGCGAACAGAAAATCAGCCTGGTCAATCACCGCACCTCGGGCGTGATGCGTGGCAATGCGCTTTCCGATGGGCCAGTCCCATGATCGGCATGAACGGCAATACCGGCCGTAGCCTCGTCGGCAACGATCACCTGGTGCAATCGATCGCCGACATTCTGACCACACCCATCGGGACCCGCGTAATGCGGCGCGAATACGGCAGCCAGCTCGCTGATCTGATTGATTGGCCGCTCAACAGCGCGACTCGGCTGCAGGCTTATGCGGCCACAGCTATCGCGCTGATGCGCTGGGAACCGCGGATTCGACTGAGTCGCGTCCAGCTGACCCTGGGCGATGTTGCCGGCCAAGCGATTCTCGACATCGAAGGTAGCTTGGTCGACACCAATGAGCCGCTGAGCCTAAGCGTTCCTCTCAGCTTGGGAGCGACAGCATGAAAACTTTTACACCTATCGACCTGGCTCAGCTTCCCGATCCTGATGTCGTTGAGCAGATCGACTACGAACTGATTCTCGCCGAACGAAAGGCCTACGCAGTCAGCCTCTGGCCCGTAGAGCAGCAGGCCGAAGTCGCCGCAACATTGGCCGTAGAGTCGGAGCCTCTGACCAAACTCCTGCAGGAGAACGCGTATCGCGAAATGCTGCTGCGTCAGCGTGTGAACGAAGCATCGCTGGCCAATATGCTGGCTAAAGCCAAGGGCAAGGACCTCGAGCACCTCGCCGGCAACGTCAATGTCGAACGCCTTGTCGTGACCCCGGGTAACAGCGCCGCCGTCCCGCCGATCGTAGCCGTAATGGAATCGGACGACTCGCTGCGCGAGCGGGCGCAGATGGCATGGGAAGGGCTTTCCACGGCTGGCCCCCGTAATAGCTACATCCTGCATGCGCGCAGCGCAGACGGTCGCGTTGCTGACGCAACGGCCGAAAGTCCATCGCCGGCGGTTGTCGTCGTCACGGTTCAGGGTTTGGTCGGAGACGGGAGCGTCGACCAGGCGTTGCTGGATGTCGTCAGCCGATACCTCAGTGACGATGATCGCCGCCCGGTGGCCGATCGGCTAACGGTGCAGTCGGCGACTGTACTGCCTTACCAGGTCGACGCGGTGCTCTATCTCGCCACCACGGGCCCAGAAGCGGAGCCAATCCGTGAAGCGGCGCAAGCCCGCCTAGTCGCGTTCATCAGCCAGCGCCGGCGCTTGGGCGTCGAGGTTTCCGAGTCGGCTATTCATGCCGCGCTGCATGTCGAGGGCGTGCGTAAGGTGGTTCTGAATAACTGGGCCGATATCTCTCCGAACGAAGCCGAAGCGGCTTACTGCACCGGCTACAGCGTGGCCGTTGGTGCGCTGTCATGACAGGCCTGTTGCCGCCGAACGCCAAACAGCTTGAGCGGCTGGCGGCGGAGGCGCTCGCGCAAATTGAGCGGGTACCGATTCCGATCAGGGATTTGCTGAATCCTGATCGATGCCCGGTGCACCTACTGCCCTACCTCGCCTGGGCATTCTCGGTCGACCGCTGGGACAGCACCTGGTCGGAGGCCACCAAACGTCAGGTCATCAAAGGGTCGTTCTTCATCCACTCCCGCAAAGGAACGATCGGAGCACTCCGGCGCGTAGTTGAGCCTCTGGGTTACCTGATCGAGATTGTGGAGTGGTTCCACACGGTGCCTACAGGGGTGCCAGGCACCTTTGCACTGAAGGTCGGCGTGCTGGACACCGGGATCACTGAGGAAATGTATCAGGAGCTGGAACGCCTGATCGATGACGCCAAACCCGTCAGCCGCCATCTGACCGGCTTGGCGATCAGCCTCGAATCAAGCGGAAGTTTAGATATCCGCGTCGCCTTGTACGAAGGCGACGAAATCGACGTTTACCCGCCGCTCATGCGTGACATCGAGGTCGCCGGGACCTTCGGCGTAGTGGGCCGCGAACATTCCATAGACACCCTGGACGTTTATTATGATTGATGCGAACTCGCAGTTTTTTGCGATCCTCACGAACGTGGGGATGGCCAAGCAGGCGAACGCCGACGCACTTGGCATTCCCTGGAACATCACCGAGATGGGCGTGGGTGATGCCAACGGCACGGACCCGATCCCCAATGCTGCGCAGACCAGGTTAATCAACGAATGGCGCCGCCGGCCGCTGAATCAGCTCAAAATCGATCCAGTCAATCCGGCAGTGATTATCGCCGAGCAAATTATCCCCGCCGATGAAGGCGGTAAGTGGATCCGCGAGATCGCCCTGTACGATTCGGACGGCGACATGGTGGCCGTAGCCAACTGCGCGCCGAGCTTCAAGCCGGTCCTGTCACAAGGTTCAGGCCGCACGCAAATCGTTCGGATGAATTTCATTGTCACAAGTGCCGGCAACATCACACTCAAGATCGATCCGTCGATTGTGCTGGCCTCACGCGCCTACGTCGATGCGGCCATTCTGGATGTGCTGCCGAAAAATAAGACGGTGGGAGAATGGACTCGGGTTAAAACCAATGATCGCGGGATTGTTGTGTCTGGGGACAACCCGAACACGTTGACCGGCATGGGTATCACCGACGCCTATACCAAGACCGAAACGACCAACTTGATCAAGTCGGCGTTGGCCATTCCGGTCGTGACTGTCGCGGCGTCGAAAGCGCTGGTGTCGGCCGAGCTGGGGCTGGTGTTGATTGGTGCGGCAACCGTACCGGTTACCGTGGACCTGCCAGCGGCCAATGAAGCGCTGGGCGTGCGTGATGTGGTCGTGCGCCGTACCGACAACACCGGCAATCGTCTGGTGGTCAGGGCGGCGGGCTCGGACAAAATCAAGTTCCATACCCATCTGCGTGCTGAGGGGTATTCGTTTTTAGTCTTGATGGGCGCCGGCGACTACTGGCATCTGCGCAGTGACGGCGCGGGCAACTGGTTCCCTGTGGCGCGCTTCGATAGCACGCCATTGGGCCGCCCAGTGGCCGAGACGACCACGGTTCTGGCCCCGGGCGGCTGGGGGCTTTATCACGGGCTGACCTACAACCGCGCGGAATGGCCGTGGGTGTGGGACCACGCGCAACAGTCGGGGATGTTGACGACGGATGCACTGCGGGTGGGCAAGGAAGGTTGTTGGACCTCGGGGGATGGTGTCGACACCTTTCGCACGCCGGAAGGGCGTGGGGTGTTTATGCGCTTTCTCGATGAGGCTCGGGCGATCGATGCGGCTCGCGTTGCGGGCAGTCAGCAGGTGGACGCACTACAGAACATCACCGGCAGCATGGGCGCCCTGAACGGTGTGCAAATTGGCGGGACCGCGACCGGGGCGTTTAACGTCCAAGTCAACGGCGGTGTTTCGCTCCCAGGTGGCAGCGGTACAACCGGCTGCATTCAGATGACTTTTGACGCGTCGCGCGTGGCGCGCACTGCCACCGAAACCCGGCCGCTCAACGTGGCTTACCCTGGCCGTATCAAACTGATCTGAGGTGTCTATGAGTGTTATTTACATGCCGGGCCCAACCGGCGAGCTGTTCGGGCCGATCGCCCTGATTGAGGTGCCGGGCGTTGGTATTCAAGTGCCAGAAGGGGCGCTAAAGTTGGCCAAGGCGTTGGCGCCGCCAGCGGCAGGTTGCGTGTGGGCGTGGGTCGCCGGCAAGGCCCAACAACTGGCGGACCACCGGGGCGTTGTCTACCGCACCGAAGACGGCGCCGAGGTTATCAATGACAGGTTGGGGGCGCTGCCGGAGGGACTGACCGAAAAAACGTGGCCCGGTCGCTTTTATATCTGGTCCAGTGATGCGTGGATACTGGATGCGGCTGCGCAGCTGGAGGCCGCGCAGGAAGTGGAACGCGCGTGGCGCAATGCGCGAATTGCCGCTTCGGATTATCTGGCCATGCCGGATTACCCGATCACGGCCGAGCAGCGCTCGGAGCTATACGTCTACCGGCAGGCGCTGCGCAACTGGACCGACGCGGAACAATTTCCCGATCCAGCGGGCCGACCATCACCGCCGGCATGGCTCGCCGATTTGCCTGAATAACGCCTCGGACTGATGGGCATTGCCTCTTCTTAGTCACGCGTAACAAACATCCCTTTGTAGGGCTTCGTTTTACAAACCCCTTCGCTCGCCGATTCAGCGCGCGCGCGGCAGCCTGTGCAGTGTCATTCCACTACTGCACAGGCACTCTCCCATGCCCACCGATTACCATCACGGTGTACGCGTCCTCGAGATCAACGAGGGCACCCGCCCGATCCGCACCGTCGCAACCGCCGTCGTCGGCATGGTTTGCACCGCCGAAGATGCCGATCCGATCGCGTTTCCTCTCAATCGCCCCGTCCTGCTAACCGACGTCCTTACCGCCAGCGGTAAGGCAGGTATTCAAGGCACGCTCGCCAAAAGCTTGGACGCCATCGCTGACCAGGCAAGCCCCATCACCGTCGTTGTCCGTGTCGCCGAAGGTGCGGACGCTGCCGCGACCACCACCAATGTGATCGGCGGCGTTACTCCCAGCGGTCAGTACACCGGTCTTAAGGCTCTGTTGGCTGCGGAGGCGCAGTTGGGCGTGCGACCTCGTATTCTCGGCGTACCTGGTCTCGATTCGCTGGCGGTGGCCACGGAGCTGGTGCTCACCGCACAGAAACTGCGGGGATTCGCTTATGCCAGTGCCTGGGACTGCGAGACGGTCTCCGACGCCATCGCCTACCGTGAAAACTTCGGTGCCCGCGAGCTGATGACCATCTGGCCGGACTTCGTGAACTGGGACACCACGCTGAATGCCGATGCGCCGGCCTCGGCGATCGCCCGCGCTTTGGGCTTGCGCGCCAAGCTCGATGAGCAGGTCGGCTGGCACAAAACCCTTTCCAACGTGGCGGTGAATGGTGTGTCCGGTCTGAGCCGGGACATCTATTGGGATCTGCAGAACCCGGCCACCGACGCCGGCCTGCTGAACGCGGCGGATGTCACCACGCTGATTCGTCGCGAAGGCTTCCGCTTCTGGGGCTCCCGTACTTGCAGCGACGACCCACTGTTCGCCTTCGAAAACTACACCCGCACTGCCCAGGTATTGGCCGACACCATGGCCGAGGGGCAATTCTGGGCGGTCGACAAGCCTATGCACGCGAGCCTGGTGCGCGACATCGTCGAAGGCATCAACGCCAAATTCCGCGAACTGGTACGCCTGGGCTACCTGATCGGTGGAGAGTGCTGGTACGACGAAGCCGCCAACGACAAGGACACCCTCAAGGCCGGCAAGCTGTACCTGGACTACGACTACACCCCGGTACCGCCGCTGGAGAACCTGAACCTTCGCCAGCGCATCACCGATCGCTACCTAATCGACTTCGCCAGCCGCGTCGGCGCCTGATATTCATTCATCCGCGCGGCATCGGCCGCGCCTTTAGGAGAGCGCCCACATGGCTCTACCCAAAAAGCTCAAGAACATGAATTTGTACAACGACGGCGTTAGCTACGTCGGTGCGTGCAAGAGCGTCACCCTGCCCAAACTCGCCCGCAAGCTCGAGTCCTTCCGGGGCGGCGGCATGGACGGTGGTGTGAAGGTCGACCTGGGTCACGGCGACGACGGTATCCAGCTCGAATGGACCCTCGGTGGCTGGGACCTGACGGCACTGCGTCAGTACGGAGCAGTGTCAGCAAGTGGCGTCATGCTGCGTTGGGCGGGCTCTATTCAGCGCGACGACACCGGTGAGGTTTCAGCCGTCGAGGTTGTCGTGCGCGGTCGGCACGAAGAAATCGACATGGGCGACTCGGAAAGCGGTGAAGACACCGAGCACAAGTTCACCACCACCTGCAGCTATTACAAGCTGACGATCGATGGCAATGAAGAGGTTGAGATCGACTTGCTCAACTTCATTTTCAAGGTCGATGGCAAAGACATGCTGGCTGAACACCGCAAGGCGATCGGCCTGTAATCCCAGCTTTCCCCGCCGGCTCGTCCGGCCCCCTCTCTTTCATAGGATTTCGACATGAGCACCTCCCAGAAAAACGAAGCTGCAGACGCACCCGTTGAGAAGAACCCGAACCGCCCTGTCATCACCCTGGACACTCCGATCGTCAGAGGCTCGACCGAAATCACCGAGGTGACGCTTCGCAAACCGGTCTCGGGCGAGCTGCGTGGCGTCTCACTGACCGATCTGCTGCAGATGGACGTCCTCGCTTTGCGCAAAGTCTTGCCACGGATCACCACGCCGACCCTGACCGATCACGACATCGGCCAGATGGATCCTGCCGACCTGGTGCAGATGGCCACCGAGGTCGCCGGTTTTTTGCTGCCGAAGTCGGCGAAGGTGGATGCATCCCTCGTTGCGTAGATGACGCGATGGCGGATATCGCCGTGATTTTTCACTGGGGCCCAGCGGAGATGGATCCGCTAACCCTGACCGAACTGATGGAATGGCGCGAACGCGCTCGAAAACGAAGTGGGGCGAAGGATGACTGACAAGCTGCGGCTGGAATTTCTGCTGTCGGCGATCGACAAGGTCACCGCGCCCCTCAAACAGATCAGCGCTGGGAGCAATGCCACTTCTCGCGCCTTGAAAGAGGCGCGGGACCAACTGAAGGAACTCAACGCCCAGCAGTCCAATATTTCCAGCTACACCCGCCAGAAGGAAGCCGTCCGCCAATCCTCCGAAGAATTGGCAAAGGCACAGGACAAGCTTCGCGGGCTGCGTGAGCAGCTGCAGAAAATGGACGCCCCTACTGCGGCTTTCCAGAAGTCGTTCGTCAACGCCTCCGCCTCGGTGGAAAAGCTGACAAACAAACACACGGCTCAGCGATCGGAGCTGCAGCGCCTGATCCCCCTCATGAAATCGACCGGTGCTGATACTCGCAATCTCGGCACCACCGAACGCCGTTTAAAAACCGAGATCGAGGCTGCGAATAAAGCCATCCAGGCTCAACGAGACCGCCTCTCAGCACTTGCCAAGCAGCAGGAGCGGGTCTCGAAGGCACAGAGAAACTATTCCAAGGGAAAAGAGCTCGCCGGCAACGCCGCTGTAGCCGGCGCGAGCGCAGGTGCGGTGGGTGCAGCGGTCGGCCTGCCGATCGTTGGGATGGTCAAAGACTATTCCCGTTTTGAAGATGCCATGGCGGGTGTTGCCAAACAGGTCAACGGCGCCCGGGATGACAACGGTCAGCTCACTCAGACCTATTACGACATGGGCGCGGCCATCAAGAAGATGTCCGAAACCATCCCTATGGCGACTACCGATATCGCCACGCTGGTGGAAGGCGGTGCGCGAATGGGCATCCAGGGCAAAGACGACCTTCTGGAGTTCGCCCGCGTCGCGGCGACTGCTGCAACGGCTTTCGAGTTGCCTGCGGACCAGGTCGGCGAGAGCCTGGCGCGTATCGCCAGTCTCTACAAATTGCCCATCAAAAACGTCAGCCAGCTCGGCGACGCGATCAACTACCTGGACGACAACGCGATGTCGAAGGGTGGAGACATCATTGAAGTCATGCAGCGCACGGCAGGTATTACCGCGTCGGTCGGAATGTCGTTCAAGGACGCTGCCGCATTAGGCTCAACCTTCCTGACGCTTGGGGCATCCGCAGAGATCGCCGGAACCGCTACCAATGCCATGATCCGAGAGCTAGCTATCGCCACCCAGCAACCTAAGCGATTTGTCACCGGCCTCAAGTCGATCGGGCTGGAGGCGAAAGCCGTTCAGGATGGCATGAGCAAGGACGCGACGGGCACCATCCAGAAGGTGTTGGAAGCGGTCAACAAACTACCCAAAAATCAGCAGCTCGGTGTGATGACCCAGTTGTTCGGTAAAGAATACGGCGACGACGCGGCGAAACTGGCGTCCAATATCGGCGAATACCGGCGCCAACTTGACCTGGTGAATGGAGCGGACAACGCGCCCAAACGCGACGGCTCGATGCAGCGTGAGGGTGATATCCGAGCAGACCAGTTGTCCGCCCGATGGGAAATGTCGCAGAACCGCATGTTCAACCTGAGCAGCGCCTTGGGCGCCACTCTCCGACCGGCACTGATCCAACTGGTCACCGGATTTAACGGTGTCCTGGAGCGCGTCAACGCGTGGGCGACCGCTAACCCGGGGTTGGTGCTGGGAATCCTCAAAGTCGCCGCCGGCATTGCAGCACTGGCGATTGGCTTCAGCACCGTGGCCCTCTCACTGGCGACAACCCTTGGCCCATTCCTCGCGGTGCGTTACGGGTTATCGCTGATCGGGATCCGTCTACCCTCTGTGATCGGGCTGCTATTCAACCTTGGCTCGAAAGTCCTGCCCTTTGTCGGTCAGGCATTCATGTGGGTTGGCCGATTGTTCATGGCCAACCCAATTGGCCTGGCCATCACGGCAATTGCCGTTGCTGCGTATCTGATCTACGCGAACTGGGACAAGGTGAAGGCTTACTTCGTCAGTGCCTGGGCGGAAATCAAAGCGGGGTTCAGCGGCGGGATCAGCGGCATCCTGCAAACGCTCGCCAACTTCAGCCCTATTGGATTGATCTATCAGGCCTTCTCGGCGGTGATGAACTACATGGGTATCGAGATGCCAGGCCGATTCACCGAGTTCGGGGGAATGATCATCGCGGGGCTCGTCAACGGCATCACGAACGCGATGGGTTCTGTGAAGACGGCGATCACCGACGCCGGTAGCAATACCGTCGACTGGTTCAAGGAGAAGTTGGGAATTCATAGCCCCTCCCGGGTATTCGCCGAGCTCGGTGGCTTCACCATGGCCGGTCTCGCGCAGGGCGTCACTGCGGGCCAGAGCGGGCCGATGCAGGCCGTCAAGGCAGTAGGCGATCTGATGACTCAGGCCGGGACCGTGACCATGAGCGCAATAACCAATGCTGGAGCAGCGCTGAATCCAGCCGCAGCCATGACCGGCGCAAACAGCGAGAGCGGAGGCATGCTCGACTCGATCATCGGCATGGGCAAGCGCGTCGCCCAGGTAGGCGCGATTGCTATGGGAATGGGTGGAGCACAGGGCGCGATCGCAGTCGACAACCGCCTGCCAATCGGTGCTGCTGCAGCTCCAGCTGCGATGCAGATGGCGCCCGATCAGATCGTCATCAATATTCACGCCGCCCCAGGGATGGATGCCGCTGCGATCGCGCGCGCCGTGTCTGCAGAACTGGATAAGCGGCAGCATGCAAAACAAGCCAAGGGCCGCAGCGCCCTTTATGACCAGGAGTAAACGGACATGATGATGTCACTGGGCATGTTCATTTTCAGCCTTGAGACCCTGGCGTATCAGGAACTGCAGCGGCAGACCGAATGGCGTCACGGCTCGACCTCTCGTATCGGTACCAATCCATCACGACAGTTCCTGGGCCGTGGCGATGACTCGATCAGCATGCCTGGAATTCTTCTGCCGGCGCTCGCTGGAACACCGCTGAGCCTCGACGCACTTCGCGCCATGGCGGATACAGGCAAGGCCTGGCCGTTGATTGAAGGCACCGGCAGGATCTTAGGCATCTGGGTGATAGAGAACATCAGCGAGACCAAAACCCTGTTCTTCCAGGACGGCGCAGCACGGCGAATTGAATTCACCATTGCGCTCAAGCGGATCGATGATGGGCGCGTTGACCTGCTCGGCGCAGCCGTCAGTACAGCCGGCAACATTCTGAGGAAGATCCTGTGATTGACCAGGCACTGAGTCAGATCGATAGCTATCTGAATGATGCGCAGGCCGCCATGCGAGAAGCGAACGCCTACCCCCGTCCAATTTGCCGACTCGAGGTCGACGGACGCGACATCACAGCGGCGATCGAGCAGCGCCTGATGAGCATCGAACTGACCGACAACCGCGGACTCACGGCAGACCAGCTCGATGTCACGCTCTCGGATCATGACGGGCGTCTGGTTATTCCACCGAAAGGCGCAACCCTGCGCTTATGGCTTGGCTGGAGTGATACCGGACTGGTGGACAAAGGCTCGTACACCGTAGACGAGACCGAACACAGCGGCGCGCCGGACCAGTTGAACATCCGCGCGCGTAGCGTAGACCTGAGCGCGGGGCTGAAGGTCAAACGGGAACGCAGCTGGCATGACGAGACAATTGCATCAGTCGTGCAAGCCATCGCCGGGGCCTATGGCCTTGGTCCTCTGGTCAGCGCTGCGCTGAGCGCCATTCAAGTCGTGCACCTTGACCAGGCCAATGAATCAGACGCCAACCTGCTCTCTCGTCTCGGACAAGAACATGACGCGATTGCCACGGTGAAAGCAGGCAAGCTGCTGTTCATGCCGATTGGCAACGCAACCAGCGCCAGCGGACTGAACCTGCCGCACATCACCCTTACTCGCCGGGACGGCGATTCGCACCGGTTTCTGCAAGCGGATCGAGATAGCTACACGGGCGTGCGGGCGTTCTACTACGACGTCAACAGCGCCGAAAAAAAAGAGGCGGTATCCGGTGGTGGGGAAAACATCAAGGACCTGCGGCACTCCTACACCGATCAAAAAAGCGCGCTGGTCGCTGCCCGGGCCGAATGGAATAAGCTGCAGCGGGGAACGGCGACGCTCAGCTACTCGTTAGCGCGCGGCCGTCCGGACCTGACGCCAGAGCTCACCTACTCCCTGACAGGCATCAAGCAAGAAATTGCGGACATTATCTGGCTGGGGGGCAACGTCAAACACAGTTTCACGTCGGACTCATTCACCACGAGTCTTGAGCTTGAATCAAAGTTGCCAGATGGCGACGAGGTAGCGGAGCTGGCTGACGACTCCAAGGATTACACGGGCATCGTCGCGTGGTACCGCGACAAGAAGAGCGGTAAGCAGCAAAAGCTTACCGAGGGTGACCAGAGCAAGCCGAAACAGTTGACACACCTGTATGAGAGCAAGAAGTCGGCACAGCGTGCGGTCGAACGTGAGTACAAGCGACTAACCGCCAGCAAGGCAGTCGCCACCCCTTCTTAGCAGGCGTGTCGCTGACAGGACATCAAATGTGCACATGGCTTTCGTTTATCTGTGTCACAGAAACCAAAGCATGCAGCATCAGTAGCAAACGCTCCTGATCATCGTTGGATAAACGTCTGTAGCCGACAATCAGCTCACGCTCCCTTGTCGTAACAGGCTCGAATGTAGCGAGCCCAATGGGTGCGGTTACGGGGGTGACGCAAATCGGTTCCATTTTTATGCAAGGCTCCATCACTGTATGCACATACAGTAACCAGATAAAACCATTTCGCCAATGGGGCCATTCAATTGGATACAAAAAAGCCCAGCGGACGCTGGGCTTTTTGATTCCGACCCTACAACAATGACGTTTTTAGCCCTGCTTCGCCTTCAACTCAGCGAGCAGCCGATCGATCCCTGGCTGCTTGTAATAAAGGGTTTCGAAGTTCTTCGTCCAATTGTCTAGCTGCATGTCTCCCATCTGTTCCGGTTTCACCAATTCTGCAAAGTTATTAACCTGAAAAAACTTCTGCACAGCAGCTAATGCTTGGGCTCGAGTTACCGTCACGTCAACCGATGGACCCTTGAGTTTTTTGGAAGACCCATTCTTGATGTCCAGTTCAATGGGAAGGGCAGTGACCCGAACCGACTCGGCGGAGGTATGCACGAAGGTCCGATACACCCCGTACAGAGCGGCTCGCTGAACTTCGAATCGAACATTTTCTGCGAGATCACCCGGCACCACTTGAGGAGAAAACTGCACATGCAGGGGCTGAGTTTTCAGTATTTTGAATGTGCCATTCTCCTCGGAAAAATCTCCGAAATCTTCGACCATCGCAGGCAAATTATCGAAGTGTTGAGGCTCCAAAGCATGAGCCGAGAGCGCAACAGATGATGCAAGTACAGCAGCCAACACAGTCCTTTTGGCAATCCCAAACATGAACGCAAGTTCCTTCTAATCAGTTACGGCTATTAAGTACGAGGGGCTGGTGTTGAATCTTTTGCAACGGTAGCCATCGCGTAGGCCATACGGCGCAACGACTCTTTGTCGTAGTCCGACAGATCGCGGAAATATGAGAGCACCTCTGCCTCAAGCGGCGACAGTTGATCTGCAGATGCAGGTAGACGCTCACCAAATAATACGTAGTGAACGTCCACCCCAGCTTTATCCGCTAGCAAAAGGTAGGGAGCATCAGGGCTCCGCTCATCTTTTTCGTAATTCAGCTGAGTGTTCTTTGCAATACCGCAAACATTTGCCAATTCCGTTTGGCTAACGCCCAGCCGCGCCCGCTCATCGCGAAGCCGAGCTCCAATGGTCATCAAAATCGCACCCTCATAGCTTGACAGTCCCAATTAATTGGACCAAGATCGCCAGAATTCCACACTAAATCACACGAATGAGCACTATGCCGAACACTGCTATCACCGAGCAAGCACTACAGCTAGCTCGAAGTAAGTTGGTCGCGCAGGGACTGTCTGCTGCTGATTTCGCCAAACGACACGACCTCAACCCCAGCACTGTTTATGCAGTGCTGAATGGTCAAAAAAAATGTTTGCGAGGCGAAGCTCACCGAGCGGCTGTGCTTCTGGGTATCAAAGACGGCGTGATCTCAAATTAATTGCATCCACCTTTTTGAGAAACCAGAAGATGAAACGCACTGTTCTAGAAACCCGCCGGCAAGTTGTGAGCGCAGTCATTTGCGCGTACCCGGGCGGTCGTGATTGCGCAGCACCACGTCTAGGGATGTCGGTCAAAAAGTTCGACAACCACGCATATGAAAACGCTGGTAGCCGCCCACTGACCGACGAGCAGATTTGCCTGCTGGAGTCGCAAACCGGCACCACTCACCTGCCCGACTTCGTCAGCAATCTGTATGGCGGTGTTTTTGTCCCCGTAGCTGAGGCAGGGCAGCTCGACAACCTCGACCTGTACGCGCGTTCGATCAACACCACCGTAAAGCGCGGGCTAGTTGACGCCATCATCGCCAAGGCACTTCAAGACGGCGTCATCCAAGACGACGAGGTGCAGGACATCCTCGCGGCACATCGAGCACACGTAGCAGCCAGACATGAAGAGGTCACTGCGGTGATCGTTCTGCACCGGGAAAACCCGGGCAGCCTGGATACGAAGTAGGCGCAAGAAGCGTCACCAATTCTCGGCTTTAGCCGAAAAGTCGCAATTTGCGATGGGGGAAACAAAGTGAGCACTTACAAACTGGTATGCCCGCATTGCCAAGGGCGAATGCGGATCCGCACAAGTGAAGGCACGCACATTTTTCTGCGTATTGCCTACCTGCAATGCACCAACGAAGCCTGCGGCTGGTCAGTTCGGGCTGAGTTCGAAATGACTCATGAAATGAGCCCCTCCGGTATGCCCAATCCATCCGTTCGCCTGCCGGTCGCCCCAGTGGCGATTCGCAGGCACGCGATGAAAAAGGAAGGCGAACAACAAATGGACCTACTTGAGCTGGAGACGGCCTGATGAACATGATGACCACCGCGCAAAACTGTGAACACGAATACCGCGCCACCATGCAGAGCGCCGCGCTTTGCTTCATGCAACGCCACCAGGCTGAACACCTGGAAAATGACCAGCAGCTCTTCAACCGTACCGTCATGCACCTGCAGACAACGCTGGAAGTGCCTGCCTACCTTGCCGAGACACTTACGGGTTTGGCATTCGGCGAATTGCATTCCAGTGGTGGCCAGCGCCACCTCGACCTAAAGAACAGCAGTGCGTCCGTGGCGATGCTCACAGACCCAGCCAGCGGCAAGTCCTTCGCCGTTCCCGTCGTATTGATATTCAAACACCTGGTCGACGCCACCGAGCCTCAACCGACAGCCCCTTTCAACTAACCGAATAGCGCCACCTTAAGCGAGTGGGTTTGGGCAAGTTGCGCCCGAAATCAGGGAAAAAGCCATGAATACAGCACTTTCCATCCGGATGGACCTTAGCAAGAACCTCGCGGAAGCCCTGCACCTGGAGCTGCGGGAGCGCCTTCGGATGGGCATTCAGGAGCATTGGTATTCAGATGAGTTTCGGCGCATCCCTGATGGCTTGCGGACCGGCGCAATTCTCTCTGCCTACCCCGCCTTGGCGGCTCAAAAAACAACTCTCGGCGCCCTTCAGGTCGCCATCAGAAAGCAGGCGTGACGATGGAACATCAAATGCGGGGCGATGTACTGACCCGACTCGAAAACGACTACGGCCTGCGGCATCGCACAGGCACCGACTTCATGCGCGGTGGCACCTGCCCTGCCTGCTCGAAGAAGGAACTGTATTCGAGCTTCGAAAACCCGTGGTTCATCAAATGCGGTCGTGAGAGCAAATGCGGTCAGCAGTGGCATGTCAAAGAGCTGTACGCGGATCTGTTCGACGACTGGAGCAAACGTGCGCCGGCCACAGACGATCAACCAACAGCAAGCGCCCGCGCTTACATGGAGTTCGCTCGGGGCTTCAAGATCGAGTTGGTCGCCGGACTGTTCACCCAGGAAAACTATTTTGATCGCGTCCTGAATATCGGGTCGGCAACTGTCCGTTTCCCCTTGGAGCGCGGCGGTTACTGGGAGCGCCTGATTGACCAGCCTCAGCGCTTCGGGAAGAAGAAGGCACGATTCAAACCCGGGGAGTCGTACAAGGGCTACTGGTGGTGCTCGCCGAATATCGACCTGTCACAGACTGAAGAGCTGTGGATCGTCGAAGGCATTTTTGATGCGATCGCCCTCGAGCACAACGCGATTGATGCGGTCGCGGCAATGTCGTCGAATGCTTTTCCTGAAGCCTCGCTGAAAGCACTGGCCGTTGATCGAGCAGGCAGTCTGCCGAGACTGGTGTGGGCTCTGGATAACGAGCCGGGCGCACACCGTTACACACGCAAATGGGTCGCTATGGCCCGGGCTCTGGGTTTTGAATGCACTGCTGCGCAAATTCCGCAACGCGATGCGCGGAAGGTGGACTGGAACGACTTGCATCAGCGCTGGGCGTTCGTCAGTGATGAGGCCGATCGCCAGCGGCGCACCGAAGCGGATCTAAACGAGGCCCGCCACCACGGTGCCATGCTGATCGCCGAAAGCGCATCAGAAAAAGCCCTGCTGATTTACGACTGGCGCGAACGCGAGGAATTCCACTTCGGGTTTGAGTCCCGGCTGTATTGGTGGAAGCTGGATATCAGCAAATTCAACAGCGCCATGCAGGCGCTGGAAACGAGCGAAAACCACGAAGAGCAGCAGCTGAACAACAAAGCGATGCGTGAAAAAGCGCTGCGCATGTCGGGCTGTGTGGTTGAGATCGCCAACTGCTATCCCCAGGCACTGTATTTCCAGCGCAACGAAATCACGGACGAATCCTGGTACTTCTTCCGAGTCGACTTTCCGCACGACGGCGGTTCGGTAAAAAACACCTTCACCGGTGGCCAGGTCGCAGCTGCGAGCGAATTCAAGAAGCGCCTGCTCGGCATGGCCGCCGGCGCAGTGTTCACCGGCAGCGGCCAGCAGCTCGACAAGATCATGAAGGACCAGTTGTTCGCGATCAAAACCGTTCAGACGATCGACTTCGTCGGGTACAGCAAGGAATACGGCTGCTACGTGTACGGCGACGTGGCGATCAAAGATGGCCAAGTGGTCGACGTTAATGACGAGGAATTCTTCGAGTTCGGGAAGCTGCGCCTGAAAACCCTGCAGCGCGCGGTACCGGTGCGAATTCAGCGCGACCCGAAGGAATACAGCGACGAATGGGCCAAATTGTTGTGGACGTGCTTCGGCGCTCAGGGCGTTGTCGCGCTGACCTTCTGGTTCGGATCACTGTTCGCCGAGCAGATCCGTTCTAGATACGAGTCGTTCCCCTTCCTCGAAGCCACTGGTGAAGCCGGTGCCGGTAAAACTACCCTGCTCAAACTGCTGTGGAAACTGCTCGGCCGCGCAAGCTACGAGGGATTTGACCCATCGAAATCCACCAAGGCTGGACGTAGCCGGCTTATGGGGCAAGTGTCCGGCATGCCAGTAGTGCTGCTGGAGTCCGATCGGAGTGGCGACGACAAGTCCCACGCAAAGAACTTCGAATGGGACGAGCTAAAGGACTACTTCGGTGGCGGAACCTTGGCGACAAAGGGCGTTAAAACCGCCGGCAACGAAACGTACGAGCCGCCCTTCCGAGGCACGATCGCGATAAGCCAAAACGCGCCTGTCATTGCTTCCGAAGCCATCATGACGCGGATTGTGAAGCTGCACTTCGTGCGGCCAAACGTAACGCCTGAAAGCCGAGCCGCAGCTGACCGGCTGACTGCCCTGGACGGCAATCAGCTCAGCCACTTCCTGCTGCAGGCGGTGAAACGTGAAACCGATGTTATGTCCACGCTAGCCGACAAAATCCCCTCACACGAGGCCCGTTTACGCCGGCTGCACACCCATTGCATCAGTTGCGACACCGAGTACCCAGCCAACAACGAAAAGGCCGCATGCCAAAAATGCGGCAATCAGTTGCGAGGCTATATCCGCGTCGAACGGATCGTTAAAAACCATGCCCAGCTGCTCGGGCTGTTGGACTGCGTCCGCTCGTTCGTACCCCTGAGTGATACCCAGATCAGCACCACCCAGCGTTGCATCATCGCAATGGCGATCGAGCGCCAAAGCTCGATCAGCGCTGACCACCCTGTCGTCGCGGAATTCTGGGAAGTCTACGACTACCTCCAAGGCCTCGACGCCGATGGCCCGGTGGTCAACCACAGCAAAAAAGACAACGTCATCGCGATCAACCTCAACGAATTCGTCGAACGAGCCGCAGAGCACCGCCAGAAGCTGGCCGACGTCAGCGAGCTGCGCGATCGCCTGAAGGAGTCCCGCTGCCGCAAATTCCTGGAATCGAACAAAGCCGTCGACAGCGCGGTGCGCGCTTATCACGCGATGCGGAATAACAACACGATCACCAAGTCACCAACCGTCAAGTGCTGGATGTTCCAGGCGTAGGGCTGCAATCCACGTCCAACAGCCCAAAAAGGAGAGAACCATGCAGATTCAAGTCGTTGCCGGCACGGCGAAAAGCCTGCAGGACCGAACCTCCCAGTTGCTCAACGAGCTCGGAAACGATCACCGCAAAACGGTGCAGGCCGAAGCCTACGGCGCCAACGGCCTGGTCGACATCTTGGAAGTACGGGCCACCGACGGTCAGCGCGAGATCCTGGTGCTGAATTGTTCAAGGCTACAGATCCAGGCGGTTTTGGAATGGAGGTCATGCACAGAAGACACGAACGAATTTGAAGACCTGGTGCTGCACCTGGTGCGACTGCCAGACAGCAACCTGTAACGCCGGCGGCAACCGGCAACCGGCAACCGGCAACCATCGAAAGGAGAGAACCATGCAGCGCATCAATGAAACAGCCCAACAAATAGGCAGGGAATTGTTGAGCAACCTGCTCAGCACGATCGCAACCGTCGCACTGATCGCTGTCACGGCGATGCAGGTACCTGACGTCCTGATCTGGCTCGCTAAGTAAACATCGAAATGGCGCCGAGGGGCTGCAACCCCTCGGCACCGACCACCCAAAGGAGAAGCACCATGCAAGCACGAACCCTCAGAGTTGTCCTTAGGAAGGCTAACACAACGAAATTTAAACCCGGCGACAAGGTGAATCAGGCGATCGAGGGCAAGCGCGCCCGTCGCCCCAAGCGTCATCACAAACCAGGACTCGTTCTGCGTGTATTGGGCAACTGCGTGATTGTGCGCTTCAAAAATGAACCGAAGGGAGCCTATCCCTCCAGCTATTTGATGTTGGCCACAGATAGCAATGCCCATGGATAACACACCACGTCTGCGACCGACCATGGCCAGCAATCGACTCGACCTACCGAGCGTCTGCGATATCTGCGGTAAGGCGCGATCGACGCGCAGACACCAAGCCTGCAGTCGTATTCGTCAACAAAGCAAGGCTGAGGAATGGGCCACCCTGATGGCAGAGAGGGTTGCTGCTCGAATAGCTAAGGGGAAGCGATATGCCCGCTGAGTCGATCATGATCACCGTCCGGCAAAGCACCGGCACCTATATTGCCAAGGCCAGGGGTTGTAAGCCGAGCGCCAGTTGCAGCGCTGGCCCGAGGCAGGCTGCCGAGGCTCTCGCCACCAAGCTGGGGCTCTCATCCGGCCTGTTACAAGAGCAACGCTGCGATGATCTCGAGTACGGTCGTTCCCGCTTCGTACACCCGGGCAGTATCACTAGCAACTAAGCCCATAACTTCTAATAACACCAGCCCCGGCGCCGAGCCTACACTCACCGGGGCGCTTCATACGATAGAGGGCAAACCATGAACTCCCGATCGGACAACGTCCTGGTGTTCGAAGACCTTCAGCGCATCACCGGCTATCAACGCCGCTCCGATGTCGAAAGGTCGCTGATCGAGCAGGGCATCCGCATGTTTCGCGGGCGCACCGGCCCTTGGACAACGCTGGATCTCATTAACCAAGCGGCAGGTTTCAAGCCTGTCTCAGTAGAGCGGTACGACGCCGAAATTCTATGAGGAAAGCACGGAAGCGGAAGCATAATCCGCACATCCCCGCACACATTGACCAGGCCGCGCTACCTGCGGCCGTTTACTTCGACCAGAGGAACGCGGGGGTCTGGTACACACTTCACTATGACGAAACGGGCAAGCAGCGCCGACGAAACATCGCGCCGGCTGAAGTATCCCTAGCTGAACTGCACCAGATCATGGACGGGGCATCCAATGTCGAGCGTGGAACGCTTCGCTACCTCTGTGGACAATTCCACGACAGTGATCGTTATAAGAAGCTCAGCCCTAAAACTCATAGCGACTACTGCTACTCGCGAGACGTCCTACTGACATTGCCTACAAAGTTGGGCAAGCCGCTGGGTGATCTGGAAGTGCGGAAGTTTACGTCTGCCCTGGTGCAACGAATTGTCGATCGACTGGCGGACGAAGGGACACCTTCTAAAGCCGCACACGCCCTTCGCTATCTGCGCCGCGTCCTCCAGTGGGGTCGCAACCGCGGATATCTGGAAGTGAACCCTGCCCTCGGTATTGAGGCACCAGTCGAGCGCAAGCAACGCCGCCTACCGAATCATCAAGTCATGGACACGCTAATCGATCGGGCAATTGCACGGGGATTGCTAATACGCGGTGAAAAAGGCGGCTGCCCCGAATATCTCGGCTACGTCATGGAGCTGGCCTACCTTTGCAGGTTGCGGGGTATCGAAGTCGTCACCCTGACCGACGCGAACGAGCTGGAAAGCGGGATTTTGACAAACCGACGAAAGGGAAGTCGGGACAACATTGTTCGCTGGACACCACGACTGCGCAAAGCCTGGGACCATGCCAAGGCGTATCGCGCCAAGGTGTGGGCCAAACGCAAAACAGCGATCCCGATCGCGCCGTCACGTCGAAACATCATCGTAGCCAGCCATGGCGGCCCACTTCGTAAATCCAGCCTGGATACGGCTTGGCAGCGCTTCATTACCTTGGCGCTCGCTGACGACATCATTTCGCCAGAACAGCGTTTCGCGCTTCACGACCTGAAGCGACGTGGCATCACCGACACAGTCGGCACCCGAGCGGACAAACAGGAGGCTAGTGGCCATCGCGACCCGAAGATGATGGACGTTTACGACCACAGCATACCGACCGTTTCGCCTTCTGCTGATTGAGCAAATACCACGTAACAAGCGCCCCAGAGCCCGCCATCTATGCGGGTTCTGTTGTATTAGCACGTAACAAGGAATCACCTAACCCATTGATTTATATGCTTGAAGCACCTTCCTTGTAATCAGTAGGTCCCGGGTTCGACTCCTGGTGCCGGCACCATACGCAATATCGAAAAGGCTCACCGAAAGGTGGGCCTTTTTTGTTTGTGGGGCGCATCCAATTCTGATACCGCGCATCTACATACCTCCCCGAAACGATGAGCGGTTACGGTCGAAAAGCTGTGAAGCGGCATAATGACAG